TTTGTTTTTGTGATTTATTCTTATAATTTGTTTTTTTTAAAATCTTCTTTTGGGAGGAGGATTTAATGCAATAGTTGCTTATAGTTTGACCCATAAAATAAGAAGAGATAAAAAATATGTTTTGTTTAATCTTTTTCTATACTTTAAAAAGTATTAACAAACAGGGGGTTAAAGGGGGACAGCGTCCCCTTTACCATACAACCTCTTGTTTATTATATTTCCAATCTTCAGCGTTTCCTGTTAATCTTTTATTTTGTAATTTAGGGGGGGCACGAAAGTTGGAGACATAATCACTAAATTTTTTTTTATTTTGATGAGTGGTATTTATTGCTATAAAATTGAAATTATCGTGATTTACCACACTATCAAAAATTTCATATGATTCTCGTAATCCGTGTCTTCCTGAATTAAGTGAAAGAAAACCATTTACTATTTTTTCTCGTTCAAAACGGCTTTGTAATGCAGCACTAAATAAATAATCTGTATTTAATCTAATTTGTGGAGATATTGCTGTATATACCTGACTAATCAAAATTGTCATAACATTTGAATTTTCTTTATGTGATAAGTGTCTCCCATTGGTAAATAACTTATTTAAAATAGGATTAACTCTCATTTCTTGTCCTCTTCCCCCAGAACCAACCATATCATCTAATATTAATACAATATTACTTTTCACAATATCTTTTTTTTTTGCTTTTAAATTATGTTTTTTTACCTTCATTTGTGTTTCAATAATACTTTCAAGTATATCTAAATTTTTATACCTGTAAGCAGATGGTATTCCTTCAAAACCCGCTAATGTTTTACTAAATAAAAAAACAGCATCTAATTTATTTGTTTTACTGTATTCTTCTAAAAAATGCGTGATTAAATGAGATTTACCTGAACGACGAGATGCTATTACTATCATTGTAGCATTTTTATGAACTTTATTAACATCAAAATTTGGCAAATTATTTGATTGTAATTCAGGTATTTTTTCTAAAGTTTCTTTTTTGACCCCCTTTGATTTTTTTTTATTTTTTTCATTTTTCTCTCCACTTTCATTTTTTAATTCTTTTCCTTTTGTATCATCTTTTACTTCAACAATCTTTTGTTTAACCTTATCACCTTCTATGTTTCCACCAAGTTGTAATTCAGTAGCACCTGAATTCATTTCGGCTCTAATATTTACAATATTTCTTGATGGTTGATTTAATTTTAGCATATTTTTTGGTAAGCCAGGCATTAATCTTTTAATAAAAGATTAGAAAAAAATATATTAAAAAGGGATTAAAAGGGAAATTTTCCCTTTACCATAACAACTTTCCTGCATAATAACCATTAGAACCTACAATAGAAATATTTTTAGCCATTCGTGTTCTATATGCTTTTCGTCTTTTATTAGCAAATTCAAGACCTCTTCTTTTAATAAATGTTGGATAATCACCCATACCCAAAGCACCAATACTGGCTACTTTCAACAATTTTATTTCACCAGTCGTTTTATGTTTTACTTTTCTGAAAACATCTAATTTTTTACCTTTTCTCGTAGAAGGTTTTACAATAACGCCAAGTTGTCTTGCTCTATTCTTTGTATATGTAGTAATTGAATAAGCCATTTACTATATATATTTATTTTATTTTTACATAATTTTTAACTTTACCTGTTGCCTTTTTTTCTTTTTGTGCTTTTTTAATTTTCTTTTTACCGACTTCTTTCATAGTTGCTGGTGTTTTTTTTGTTATTCTTTTTGTAGGACGAAATATATCACCTTTTTTTTTATAAGTTTTACTTCCATCTTGCGTCCGCCAATCTTCTTTGAACCATCTTGATAAACCTTCTTTTTCTTTCTTTTTACCAACATAAGCATCGTCACTTCCGTGTTTTTTTTTATACATTTCTTTATATTTTTTAACAATTAATCCGCTTCTATAGGCACTATGTTTTGCTATTTTACTGACAATTATTTTTTTTGCTTTTTCATACAAAGTTTTATCTTTCGGCACAGCCATTTAATATCTTTTTAGAAAAAAAATAAATAAAACTTTTGATTAAAATAATGAATGTGTATCATAACTAAAGTATAAATCTATACTTGTAAAATGTGTTGATGATGTTATACCACCTAAATCAGCGTCATATAATTGTGCTTCAAACACTTCAGGAATATGGTCTGTTTCCATTTTTAGACCATCACCAAAATTTAATACTTCTAAACCAGCGGTAGATTTTTGTGTAGGGAAAGAAAGAAATCCTAATTTATCCCCAGAATGAAACTGATTTGAAGAAATCATTGGTAAGCGAACATAAATTTGTGATTTTGCGTAACCAGTTCCCTCCTTATTAATTATAGCAGTTTGAAGGGTGAAATTTTGAGAACGAATGGGGTTAGACAAAAAAACCTTGTTTATTCCGTTGTTTGAATTGGGAGTTAATCGTAAATGAAGACACGGCATTTTTATATAATCACTTTAGAAAAAATTTTTATAAAAAAAATAATGGTATTTAAAATATTTTTATCTATGGTTAATTTATAAAATGAGCAAGACACGAAAACCATCAAAGGCAACTGACGAAGAAATCAAACTTTTTCACAAAAATACAAAAGCAACTATTTCTAAAACTGGATTATTTTTTGACCCTATAACTGGTAAATATAAAAAGGCACTAAAACAAGATGGAAAAACCAAAGGTTCTGGTAGAGCATTAATAGCAGATACTAAATATAAGAATTATTTAAAAGAAGTAAAAAAAAGAATGAGTGATGACGAACACGATGATATTGTTTCTCGTGAAAATAAAGCAAAGGAAATGGGTTTTTCTAAATTACAGAAGGAAAGAAAGTTATTTGGTCAGGCAGGAGCGGGAGCAATAGCGGGGGAAAGTGTTGCTATAAAAAAAGGTTTAGATGAAGCAAAAAAAGCAGTTGGAGATGTTCCTACAAATATTAGAGGAAAAGGAGAACCAAAACAAAAACCTCCACCTATTCCAATAAAAAAAATGAAAACAGCGGGGGAAGATGTAGATGAAACTCCTATAGCACAAACCAAATTAAAAAAAAGAGGAAGACCGAGAAATCCTGATAATCCTGATGGAAAAGATTGGTATAGAAGAACACAAAACAGAGTTCGTATGGAGGCAGAAAGACAAAAACCTGGTAGTGGCGAGGAAGCAATTAAACAATGGAGAGCCGTTCAAAAAAGAAAATACGGGTTACCTTCAACGGCACAAAGAGCCGACATTGTTAAAGCACACGCTTTAAGTGAAGAACGAGATAAAAAAATTAACGAACAAGATTTTAAACAATTTGACGAAGAATCAAATAAAGCGAAACAAAGAGAACAAAGAGGTATGGAAAGAGGCACAAATTTAAGAAAAAAAGAAAGAAAAAAAGATGAGTTGGAACAACAACAACAAGAAGATAAAATTGAGGAAGTGGATTTAGATAATGATGATTACCAAGACCCCTTACAAGAACACGGTGCTGAAGAACAAATAGACCATAAATCAGTTGAAGTAGATGCTGGTGGAGAAACCAAAGAACAAAATCCAAATGTAAGAGGTGGAAATTATAATGAAGAATTTATGGGTTCAAGACGGAGAGGTCAAGAATTTAATGAGGAAACGGCGAGTGAAGCACCAACAGAACCACAAGACCCTCTACCAGTTCCACAACAAGAACAACAATCAAATATTAAAATGGAAATTACTGATAAAGAAGTTGAAGTAGAAAAATCTGCAGGATTAGGCGATGCATTACCAGCAAAATCTTTTGTATCACCACAGGCGGAGCGGGTTAGTATGGAAAGAAATAGAATGAAATATTCACCAAAAAAACTATACGAAGAATGTAGGGCATTCGTTCAAATTTATTCAGATGATATTAAAACGAGTAGTTTTAAACAATTAAAGAAAGAATTTTCAAATGTTTCACCAAAAACAAAGGTAGAAGATTTAAGAAAATTACACAGAGAATTGGAAGAAGAAGTTATTGAATATTATCAAGGAAGAAGTGGTATCCGATTAGGTGTAATTATAGACCCTTCTGTATTGGGTATCTCTGTAAATCAATTATCTGGTATGATGGGTTCTATGCCTTTAGCCACAGGTGGTTCTGTAAGAGAAATCGGGACACAACAACAAAAAACAAATGTTAAAGATATACACTACCACGATGGCGGTTTAGAAAGAGCGATGGGTTCAAGAATGGCTGAAGGAGATAATATTGATAAAAATCATAAAGAAGCAAGAGCCGTTAGAGCAAGAGTTTCTATACCAATAAGACCACCAAATAGATATTTGTTAAAAAGAAGTGGGAAAAGTAAAATTCCAGTAAATTTAAAAATAAAGTAATTATAATATGAATATTCCCCTTAATTTATATTATAAAATTTTATCATACGGAGCGATTGAACCACTGCATTTTATAGCATACAATACAGCAAAAGTAAAACCTATTTTTTCAAATGAACTTAATTGTAATATATCGGGTGAAATACAATTAAGAGAAAATATAGAATTTGAGGATTTTCCAGAAGGAGATGAATTAAATCAAGAATGGTTTATGTTTTTATTATCACAACAATATAATATAATATAAATATACAATAAAATCTATGGATAATATAAATGGAAAGCGAAAAGTTGGACGACCAAAAAAAAATAAACAACCTCTTACAGATAAAGAAAAAGAAGAAAAAAGAAAAGATAAAAATAGAAAACAACGAGAAAGATATAGAAATAAAATTGTTCTCAATCCCACAAAAGTTAGACGATATAAAAAACACCAAAAAAGATTTAAAAAATCTTTGGAAAGTCCCCTTAACAAAAGACAAACACTACTACAAAGAGAACAAAGAAATATTGAGGCAAAAAGCGAGGAAAAAATACAAAGAAAAAATGAAAAATAAAAAATATCGTTTTGAATATTTAGCAAGACAGAGAGATTATAATCGTAGAAGAAAAAAAAAAGATAAATATAAATGTTTAGAAATGTTTAATTTATTGTATCCTTATAATCCGTTCAAGGATATTAGTCCAATTTTAATAGTTTTTAACGGTGATTAATATCGTGTTTATTATATAATTATTTTCTATAGTTATTATATAATATGGCTAACGCAATCCTTAATTCAAACTCGTCTTCTGCTCTCGTTTCGGCATTAACAAATGTTTCAAGTAATAAAAATCCTTTTGAATATTCATACGCTTCCAAAGGCACTATGAGTTATTCATCAGTCCCAGCACACGCTCGTGTTATTTCTGTTTCTCAAGCATCTAATATCGGTTTTTCACAGAACAATGATTTTTCGGTATTAAAAAGTGGTATGTTGGAGAATGCTTTTATTAAGTATGTTGTAAAAAACGAATCAGGTGCTAATGCCTTCGTTAATCCAAATTTAGGAAATCTTCTTTTGGAAGAAATCCAATTGATTTCTCAAGGTAAAGTTTTACAAAGTTCAAAACCTTTTATGAGAGCGTGTTTAGCCAGTTCCGCACCATACCAAAGAAAGAAAAATATGGAAGCAATGATGAATTTGGCTACAAATGACCTTCGTATTACATTAGCAGACGACGATGAAAAAACCTATTATGTTCCACTCGGTTTTTCAATTTTTGACACACCTGCTAATTTTTTAGATACAAATTTTAGTGAAAAAGTTCAGGTTCGTGTTAGAACTGCCTCTGCTAATGCCTACGCTGATGATGGTGCTAATCCAGCCGTCGCCCAAAATTTATCTCTTGTTTCTATGGAGTTAGTTCAAGTTTTTCGTATGTTAGACAGCGAAACAGAAAGCAAAACAATTCAGGCGAATTATGCTGATGACGATTTAGTCAAGGTTTTATGGGATGGAATTGAAGAAAGTTCTCAAAAAACTCTTGCAGCATCTACTGGTCAAACAATATCCCATACTGTCACTACAAACCGCTGTATAGCAAAACTATATGTGGCTGTTGAGGACGAAGCCGATGCTACTGCCACTGACCTTGATTCACAGCAAATTGGTGTCTATAAACAATTGAGTAATATTCAAATCAAAGCAAACGGTCAGGAATTTGTAAATATTGATGCTGACCTGATTGCTTATTGTTGTGGTGTTGATTGTGGTAGTGAAGATTCACCAAATTGCGTTTCTAATTATTTTGATAGTTCTGCTCCAGCACACACAAAATATATTTACGAATTTCAATTAGGTTTATCTAAAGGCACTGATAAATTTCAAGGTATGGTCTCGGCGAGAGAGATTAATTCGTTAGAGGTCACTGCTACTTTGGCTGGGACGGCAACCGCACATTCACACAAAATTTTGGTAGGTATGATATGCCCTCAACTTCAATCCACCTCTTCGGCTTCAGGTAAGATTTCTACTTCACTCTCCTCATAAACTTTTAAAAAAAGTTTTACAAAATGTATTAAATTATTATTATCTAACTAAATAATAATAATGATGAATGCTTTTTTAAATGTATTTTGGAGAGAAAAACCACAAAAAAATAGTTTATGTCCAAATTCTTTTGCTATTATGCCTAATAATAAATTTCATAATTATGCTATTCAAATAAGAGAACATAATGATGACGAAGAACCAAATAAAACTATATGGGATATTTTTGAATTTGAAAAAAAATGTAAAAAAAATATATTTTATACATTTTATTCTCCTCCTTCTTGACTATCTTTCGGGTGTTTAACTTTTTCGTGTCTTTTCATATTTACTCTTGTAATCATTTTTTCGCAGTGATTACATTTTATTTTTTCTAATCCTCGTTTTTTGTTTCTTTCATTATTTTTCTGTTTCTTTTCAGGATTATTCTTAAAATAATTTCTCATATATTCCTTGTGTTTTTTTGCTTGTTCTTCTGTTCTTTTTTTCATCTTATATATATTACTAAATATTCTTTATATTTTTTAATTAGTTTTACTAAAAGTTTATTTTCTAACCATTTATTAAAAGGTATGACAGACAGAGTGAAAACATCAATAGAACGAAATAATGAAGTCCAACGAGATACAAAGCAATTAGAAGATGAAGGAAAAACATTATATAACGCTTTTTTTGACCCGAGAGTTATACGAGATGCTTTTAAACACAAAGAACAGGTTACTCAAAAATCGGCTGTTGATATGGCTTTAGATGATATTGCTGAAATGAATGTGGAGTTATTAGAAATGACACCACAACAACGAGTAAGATTTGAAGAAGAGTGGGGATTTTTAGACGATGTAGATAATGCATTAAATCAAGTAGAACAAGAAAGAAGAGCATTATTAACAAGCGAACAAGCAGATAGAGAGGCGTTTGCCCGATTAATAGGGAGTGAAGAAATACCAACAGAAAGTGAAATGGGTATAGGATTGATAAGAGAATTCCTGAAAGGTGCTAAAGATGCTGACGAATTAAGTGGTAAATTGGACGATTTTGAATTAGTAGATTTATTTAGTGAAAGATTAGAAAATTTGGATTATCAACTAAAAGATATGGGGTTAGAAGGTATTGAAATGACGCAAATAACTAATGAACAAGATTTTTTAAATTTACAAGAAACAGCATTAAACCAAATGAGAAATGCGGGGACAAAATCAAATTTAGATAAATTAAGTGATGAAGATTTATTTAACACTTGGGGATTAACTCGTAATGAACAAGGAAGATATTTACAAGATGGTGAGGTTTTAGCAGATGAGGATACTGGTTTAAATTTTTTTGAAGCAATGGAAGAAGCCAGTTCAGCACAACAAGTAAAAATAACAAAAACAGGACAAATTTTTGAAAGAAGAGCAGTAACGGAAATTCAAGGTGAAACAAAGGAAGAAATTTTTGTGGAAATACAACAAAATGATTTTTTTGAAGAAAGAGGATTAACACAGGATTTTATAGCAACGCAAGAAGAAATACAAGAAACTGAAAGTGCTTTTGGTTCAAGTTTTTCTAATATGTTAGAATCCGCACAAACACGAGAAGGAGCAACTTTAACAGATTTATATGAAGAAATGATTGCTGAAGGAGAAATACCTGAAGAAGTAGCATCACAATTAACGAATCAAATGAAATCGTTAGAAAATCTCTCTCAAGATGTAAAAATAACCATTGGCGATGGTAAAATTAATTTTGATTTTGGTGCTGGTGATGTATTGACAGGTGATTTGGGTGCGAGTGAAGCGGGTGAAGGTTTGGCAAAATTAGCAACTACCAGTTCTGAATATAGTGCTGGTGAAACTATGGCAGGATTAGCCAGTTTTGCTGAAAGTTATGGATTAACAGCATCAAGGTTGGCTATGGTAGGAAGAGCGGTAAGTGTTGCTAATACCGCATTGGGAGTGATTGGTATGGGTGTTTTATGTTATGATATTGCGAATACAATTTACACAGGAGTAGAAGACCAAAGGAAATATAGTGAAGCCAGTGATGAATATATTAAAACATTTGGAGAGATGAATAAAATAAATCAATCTGTAAAAAACGCATACAACATTCAAATAGAAAAAAATAATAAATTTACGAGATTATATCATAAATACATTGTTGGTAAAAATGACCCTGAAAATGCTGGAACTGGTAAATTAATGAGAAAATTTGAATATAAGAGTGATTTTGATAGTTTGATAAATTGGAGTGAATTTACACAAGAAAAGGGATACAGGAATGGTAGAGATAGAATATACAATACTATTGGTAATTATATGATTAGAAATATTAAAGAAGGTCAGGCAAAAGCATTGGAAAAAACAGATTTATTAACGAGAAGTGCTTTAAAAAAACAATTTGATTTACAAAATGAAAGACGATTAGAAAGTATCTATGAAGGTTTAAGAAGAGTAGATTACGGTAAAGAAAATACTAAATATGGCTGGTTAGATGATATTTGGCTTCCAATTGTTCAAGCATTTTCACCTGACGATACTATGAGTATGCGTTACGAAGATGAAACTATGGATAAAAAAGAAGCAATGGAAGGGTTAGCCAAATTAAAAGCAATATACGATACTTGTAGGGAAACCGAACAAAGACAGACATTTATGAAAAGTCAGTGGGAAAGGACAGGTTTAAGTGAAGAAGCAATAAAGGAAAGAGAATTATTAGGAACTGATGACGATGCATTAATTAGACATTACGAGCAACAAACACAAAACGACCCTGAATTTTTAAAGGCATTAACAGAAAGAACAGCACAAGTTAATAGAACAAGGAAATTTACCATAGACCAAACTTATCTTAAGAAAAAAGCAGAATTAAATAAAAGAATGATGGCTATTGAAAAATCACAACCATTTTTAAAAGGTGCTTTGGAAAAAATGCGAATTAGAGAATTCAATAAATTAGATAAGCAACAAAATGAAATGATTAATAAATACAAAGCAAATAGAGATACAATAATGAACGGACAAGCCACAAAAATGATGGGAATTTTTGGTGGGAGGGAAGGTAATAATCAAATGACACCATACTGGCTTGAATTTCATAGAAAAAACCACGCAAAGTATTATATTGAAGATATGAATGATATTTTGAAATCTCAAAAAAACTTCTTGGATAGAGGCAGAAAACCAATAAAACCTGAATATGATGATAGAATACCACCCGCTTATAATGGCGATAAAAATGATGATAGTAGTCCATACAATCCATTTATTAATCCAAATAAAATTAAACGAGTTAAAAGAGAACCTGTAAAACCACCACCGCCAAAACCCACC